GTTACTGATATTGAAGAAACTATTGATGAGTTTGAAAACGTTTATATTATAGACGAAAACAACAGAGCATTTTAAAATAAATAAGAAACAGCAATAAATGTTAAATGAACAACTAATAGATAAATTGAATAGCTTAGAATTAGATAACTTAGATTCAGCTATAACTTATTTATTTTGTTTACGATACAGTTTATTAACAGATAATGTAATTATTTCTGATCATGACGAATTTTTATTAATTAGTAAGAACTTAATAGGCAGAAATGTCATAGACTATGAAACAGTTTCTACAGTATACCCAGAGACTTCTGATTTTATACAAGACTACCAAGAATTGTTTGATAAGAGTAATATAGGAATGCCTGGTAAGAAAGGTAATGCTAAAAGTGTATCAGGTAAAATGGCTAGATGGCGTAAAGATAATCCAGAATTCTCTGAAGAGGATATATTAAAGGCTACTAGTTACTATCTAAGTAACACTGATAAGCGTTACGTAAGAAGAGCTGATTACTTTATATTTAAAAGAGATACAGGTAGAGCTACAGAAGAGTCTAGTGAGCTATCTAATTGGGTAGGGGAACTAGATCAAAATACTACTGATTCCAGTGATTGGTCTTCTCAACAAATTTAATAAATAATTAAGTGATTTATGAAAAAAGTATTTCAATGTGATTTTTGCTCAACTACCAGAGACACAGAAACAGATATGGAACTACATGAACCAGTGTGCTCCTTTAATCCAATAAATAAACAATGCTGGACATGTGAACATAGAACAGAAGAAGGCGCTTCCATTTCAGGTTTTTGGAATGGATGCAATTTACATAATGATATTGACCATATAGAAGATTTTGGAGAAAAGGGATTATGTAAAGATTGGAAAACTTCATAAAACGAAATGACACGTAGCAGAAGAATAGCAATAGTATTAAAACAACATGTAAAGCAATCAAATGATATTGATTCCCCTACATTCTTAAATGATATGGACACTGTTATTGAGGAAGCAGTTATAAAAGCCTTTAATTCTGGTCGTTCATCTATGCTTAGGTCAGACAACCCAAATTGGAAAGGTGAGGATTACAATAATTTTGCAATCAAATAAAACGACTAGCTAATAAAATTATGGAAAAGTGACTGCATTAAGAGAGCATTCAATAGAGAAAAGAATTCAGGAATTAAAAGCCTTGAAGTTAAGAAGGGAATCAGGAAAATTTAACTTAATCCCTTTTTATGAACATTTACCTAGATTTAGCGAACAAGTTCCAGGATTCATTCCTGGAGTAATGTACAAGATTCTTTCTCAATCTGGTATAGGTAAAACTAAATTAGTTAAATTTCTTACTATTATAATGCCTTTTTATTATTTTAAAGTCTTTGGAGAGAAGTTCCATACTATTTACTTTGCTCTTGAGGAGAGTGAGAATGAGTTTATAGATAGTCTTATAGTGATGCTGTTAAAGATTAAATACAATATAAGAACAGATACACTAGCGCTAAGTAGTTACTATAAACACGCACTATCAGATGAGCTTCTAGTTAAAATAGAAGCTTGCTCAAAAGATGTGCAAGATATTTTAAACCACGTTACTATTATTGATAATGTATATAACCCTACTGGATGCTATAAAGCTTGTAGAGAAATATCTAAGCTTAAAGGTACACATATATATAGGAATGTAGAAATCAATGGTAAAACTGAAAAGATCTATTCTCACTACAAAGCAAATGATCCTGAAGAAAGAATTCTGGTAGTAGCAGACCACGTAGGATTAATGACTCCAGAATCAGGTAAATCACTACATCAAACAATGTCTATGTGGAGTATGGATTATTGTAAGAAGCAAATTAGTAAACACTGGGGCTGGATAGTTGTTAATGTACAACAATTAATGGCTGCTGGAGAGGATGTAGAACACTTTAAAAACAATAAATTAGAACCATCCTTAGACAAAGCAGCAGATAATAAAATTGTTATAAGAGATGATTATGTGGTATTAGGACTATTTGCTCCTGTACGCTATGAAATAACTAAACATCTTGGTTATGACGTAACTAAGTTGTTAGATAATTACAGATGTTTAAGTGTCTTAAAAAATCGTTTGGGAAGACCTGGATTAAAAATAGGTTTATACTTCGATGGAGCTACTAATGAGTTCTCTGAACTACCACTACCAGACAGTTTATCTATGCCAAAAGTTTATCAAGATATTTTAGATAACAATAAAAAGAAAAAATCTTGATGGAATTAGAATTGCCTGAAGTAAGGGCAAAAGCACATTCATTAAATCCTAGTAAGCTATTCTTATTTAGTCCACCAAAAACTGGAAAAACAGAATTACTTGCTAGTCTACCTAATAATCTTCTAATAGATTTAGAAGGAGGTAGTAACTACGTTGCAAATGCAGCAATCTTTAATGTTAAAGAGATTGCTAGAAAAGAAGATATTAGCGTATTAAGTGTCTTAAAAGGTATAGCAGATAAGATTAAACTTGAAAATGCTAAAGCTGGAGACTATATATATGATTACATCACACTTGATACTGTAACTGAACTAGAAGAAGTTGCTTGGGACTTGGCTACTAATATGTATAAAAATACCCCTATGGGTAAAACCTTTAAAGAAGCTACTGTTAGGAACTTACCTAACGGGGCTGGTTATGGGTACTTAAGAGAAGCCTTTAAAATAATATACCAAGAATTTAACGGTCTTAGCAGAAAATGTTTACTTTTAGCAGGTCATGTTAAAGATAAAAGTATTACCAAAGAAGGTAAGAGTTTGACAGCTAGAGATATAGATCTAACGGGTAAACTTAGAAATATAGTAGCTGCAGATGTAGACGCTATTGGTTTTATATACAGAATAAAAGACAAACCAATAAACATGATCTCATTTAAAACTAGTGAAGAATTAGTTTGTGGAGCACGACCACCACATTTATCTAATAAGGAATTCGTAATCTCTGAAAAATTAGAAACAGGAGAACTTATAACTTATTGGGAAGAAATTTTTAAACCGGAATAAAAAATAATATTCTATTTAATAACTAAACCAAAAAATTTTAAAATTTAATGAACGATTCTAAAACAACAATGTTTGGCGGTGAAAATACCGCAACATCATCAACTTTTAGTCTTTACACAGGACTAGCACCATTAACTTTATGTGCAGTAAACCCCTCTACCGAGGAATTGGCAGAACTTCTTGATAGAGACATAACCTGGACTCCTAATTATGAGCTAAGGGAAAATCCACACAACGGACGTATGGAACGTCCTATTACTTTCTGGGTAACTAGTGATTTAACTAAAGCATACACTCCAATTACATTCAATTTGTCCTTAAATACTGTGACTGCTGCCAATGGTAAAATGCGGTATATAGATAAATTAGGACAAAGTACTTATTATGTAACAGATAAACAAGAAATTATTGATAATGCTAAAGTAACTTGGATTGATACAGATTCTTTAGTACCTTTGCGATATGGTGAAGAAAATATTAATAACTTCATGCAAAGATTAGTAAAATATTCTCCAAAAAATGCAGATGCAGATTGGAGAGCTGACCTAAGCAAGTATAATATGACCTTTGATGAGTTATATAATAACAGCTTAGACGGCCTAAAAACCTTTATAGAATACACTAGAGACAACGAAATGCAGATTGTTGGTTTATATGTAGTAACCAAGAAAACAGTTGTTTCTGACGAAGGTGTAGAAACCTTCAAACACAGACAAGATATATTGTCCAATACAGATACATTCTTTAGTTACTATAACAAACTAGACGAAAGAATGCATAATAGGTTAAGAACTATAGTTAATAAGCGAATAGAACAGGGTTTAACTTTAACTACAAAACTCTATACATATAAATTCCAGGAATTTAATGAAGAAAATTGTACCAATATAGAAGGCGCAGTGCCTAATGAAACTGTGAGTCCAGCTACCTCTACTAATACTTGGCTTAAGTAAAATACTGAATAGGGGAGTGTAAGCTCCCCTATTTAATTATCATTTAAAATGATAGCTTATAAATTAGTTAGAAAGCTTAAAGACGGTAATTTAACCTCTTTGTTTATTAATAAAACAGAGAGAATACCTATCGGTATTTGGTTAGAAGCAAAAAATTATCCTACAAAAGGATATAAAATCAGACCATTCTGGCACTGTACTTCAGAAATGAAAGCACCACATTTAAGTCACAAGAACCGAGTATGGGTTAAAGTAGAATTAGACGGTGTTATAGAACTTGAAAGATCTGCATATCAAGGAGGAACATGGCTTTTAGCCAAGAAAATGAAAGTTTTACACGAAATTAATTAAATGGCAGACTATTAATAATAGCAGAATTAATTGAAAAAAAAAAAGAAATGTTTGGTGGAAGAACTATTACAATAGAAGAGGTATTAAAAAAAGTATCAGAAGAAGAACTTTTCAGATTAGCGCTGGGATATTATCCAAAAATAGGAAGATACTATAAGTCTCCTTTTAGACCAGACAAAACTCCGAGATGTCGATTTCAAGCATATCAAAACAAATTATATTTTGTAGATAATGCCAGGTATAAGGGTAAACTATCTTTTTCCCCTATAAGTATGTTAAAAGAACTAACTGGTAAAGCTGGTAACAGCTTATATAGTTACATCTTAGATAATACTTCTCATAGTAGTAACTTTACTAAAGTTCTTAGAACACAACAGCCTAAGTTTAAAGCACAGATTAGGTTTAAATATTTAGACTGGACTGTAGAAAATAATATATTTAACAATTTAGATATTCCGCATACCAGGTTATTTGCAGATAATACTTATCTAGTATCTGATTACTGGGTAACTACCAGGAAAAATAGATATTTTATTAAAAATCTATTTCATAATCCTAGAAAAACATCAGTTATAGCTTATTATTTTCCAGAAACTGACCACACTAAATTATACTTTATTGATCAAGAAGATTTTAAATGGTATAGTAATTGCGTTATTGAAGATATTTTTGGTTGGCAATATATGGAACAATTTTTAAAAACTCCAGAATATCTTATAATAACTAAATCTGAAAAAGATAGAAAACTTATACACGAGTCAGGCTATAATTGTATTGCTCTACAAAATGAGGGATGTGAAATACCCAATAATAAACTACAAATTATTAATAAGTTTAAAAATATATTTTTACTGTTTGATAATGATACAGCCGGTGTTGATGCCGCAAATAAATTAAAAGAACTATATAATTTTAAAATAATTTTTATACCGAAATACAAAGATATGTCTACACATAAAGAACATAATAAAAGAGAAGATGTTAATTTATTTATAACTAACTTAATTTTACAATATGAGAAACTTCACAGATAAATGGTTAGATGCTTGGGAGCACAAAAACACTTTTAAAAAAAGAGAAAAATACAATATAAATTGGAGCCTCTTACAAATAAACAAACTCTTACAGGAGAGCGCCTGTGATAATCGTTATACACTACCTACTAGTACTTTTACTTTTGTAGAATTTTACCCGTCGTTTAAAAGCAACAATTTTGGTATGGTGCCTAGAGGGCAGTTTACATGGAATTGTCCAGAAATAAACTTAACCTCCCACCAAGTAATACCTTTAACAGCTTTTTATCTTACAGAGCCAGTAGAAACAATACCATTAGTAGACTCTAAAATAATTCTACCAGAAGAAGCTAGAATAGATTTAGATAGATACAACTGGGCCTCTGACACTTTAAAAATAAGTGACTTAGGTTTAACATTAGAATCTGCTAGACTTTTATTAATACGTTATCACAAAGCGTTAATAAGTGCGGAGCAGGCTAAAGGTAGTGAACCTATATTAGAAAACTGTGCTATTGATACTATATTAGATAAAAGAAAAAAACCACACAAGAAAGAGTACTACACAACAGATCAACGTTTACATGGTATAGCAACAAAAACTTCGGAAACTGCTTCATTTACGATAGATATAGCAGACCCCGTAGTCTTAACGAATCCATATAAGACAGTCACAGATAACACAGATACAGAGTATGTAGAAGAAGAAGACGATTATGAAGGAGACCTTTAAAAAACTAAAAATACATAAAAGTTGGTTTAATATATTTACGCCCTTCTTTAAATCTGATGATATAGTCAATATAAAGAGGACGTTACTTAATGTTCCATTCGCACCTATAGAAGTAGATATATTTAAAGCCTTCTCTTTGCCTCTAAGTGATATTAAAGTAGTAATCTTAGGACAAGACCCCTATCCTACAGCAGGAATGGCTACTGGATTGGCTTTTGCTGTTCCTAATGATAAAAAAAGGCCCCCTAGTTTAAAGAAAATAATGGAGCTAATTAGAACAACAGTTTCTAGTCAGCCAGTAACCTTTGATGTAGATGAACCTTTTGATACTACTTTGGAACATTTGCACCAACAAGGTGTGTTTCTTTTAAATACAGCATTAACTGTGCGTCTGGGATACCCAGATTCACATGTTGAGTTATGGCAACCGTTTATAAATACTGTAATTAAAACTTTATCTGAAATAGATTATTTAATTTGGGCACTATGGGGAAAATCTGCACAGAGTTTTATACCTCTAATAAATGATAATCATGCAGTTTTAACTGCTGCACGCCCAATGGCTGAGAACCATAATCCAAAGGTACTTAACAAGTTTTCTGAAAGTGATCATTTTAAACAAATTAATGAGTTATTAAAAAAAAATAAAAAGAGAATAATTACATGGGACGAAAAAGAAAAAAGGTAGGCGCATCTTTTATGATGTCTAGCCTAGACTACACTACTCGCCAATATATGTCTGATATTGGCTTTAAAAGAGAAGTTACTTTAATAGAGAATGCAGACATATTAGTAATTCCGGGAGGATCGGATGTAAATCCTAGATTATATAACCAAGAACCACATGTTCTTTGTGGAAAAGCCAACGATTCCTTAGATAAAGCAGAAAAAACATTATTTAATAAGGCGGTGAAGTTAGACATTCCTATTTTGGGAATCTGCCGAGGCGCTCAAATGGCTTGTATACTATCTGGAGGAGAATTATATCAACATGTTACAGGTCATTTAGGTAAGCATTTTATGTACACCGACAACAATATAACAAAAAGGCAGATTAAGCACTCTCGTACAGTATCGCCTGTAACCGTAACTTCTTGTCATCACCAAATGATGATGCCTTTTAAAATGAATGCTGCTGACTATCAGCTTTTAGGGTGGTCTTTAGGATTATCCAGAGAATACCTTAACGACAGTGGAAAAGTTTTTTTAAATAAAACCCTCTATCCGAAAGCTTATACACGTTATGATTCCCTCAAAGAGCCGGAAATTATATACTTTCCCAAAACCAGAGCTTTGGCTTTGCAATATCATCCTGAGTTTTCAGGTATGAGCACACTAGCTAGTGATTATACAGAGATATTGATTAATAGCTTATTATACGATAATAAAAGTCTTGTAGAAGGAAAAACGTTTTAAAACTTTTTTATAAAAAAAACAAATATAAATGCAAACAAAAAGAATAGGCATAGTTGCCTCTGTTCAAGGTCTTTCCTTCGGTATATCAAAAGTGTACCATGACTTTTTAACACAGTTTGGAGACGTTGTTCTTGTAAGTGGCGATGTTTTAGAACCAGATCCATCATTAGATCTACTAGTACTCCCTGGAGGAGCAGATATTAATCCTCTGCAATATGGGGCTGTACCGAGTGTTCATACTAATAAACCTAATGTTTTTCTGGAGTTCTTTGACCATAGGGTGCTGCCACAATACGTTAAACTTTTAAAAAATAAAGAAAGATTAAAAGGCATCTTCGGTATTTGTAGAGGAAGTCAAGCACTAAATATTCACTTAGGGGGAACTTTACATCAACACATTGCTCAAAAAGAAAGCGGTATAGATAGAGGCAACTGTGTAGATGTTTTAGACATTAATCCAGAACTAAGAAAAAGAATACCCGCACTAAAAGTAAAAAACGGTTATAAAGTGAATTCTATTCATCATCAGGGTATGTTTGAACCTGGATTAGCAATGGGTTTAAAGCCTATGGCTAAGAACAAAACCTACTTAAATGTAGAGGCTTTTATTCATGAGACATGGCCTATTGCTGGGGTACAATGGCATCCCGAAGAGATGGCCTATGATTCTTTTTCTATTCACATCATTAAAAACTTTTTAAGGGATGCGCATTAAAATCAAAAAATGGACTTTGGGTATGGATAATGAATATCTAATCCTGGATAAAAATGATAATCCTATTTCAGGAATTGGTAAAGTAGGCGGCACAAAAAACAGACCTTTAGATATAGGCAAAGCTTGTGGAAGACAAGAAGACAACGTAGCTGCTGAAGTTACTATGCCCCCCTGCACTACAGCAGAGGAACTCTTATACTATGTAAATTACACTAAAAACACAGTAGAAAAACATTTAAATTTAAAAGGAGCTAATTTACGTCTGGTAGCACAATCTTCTGCAATATTTGACGAGTCACAGTTATTAGATAGGGCCGCTAAAATATTTGGTTGTAGTGGTTCTTTTTGTGTTTATACTGGTGGTGGATCTCAACGTAAAAGTGCTTCAGAGGCAGGCAATTTAAGAGCTTTTGGTGCACATGTGCATGTGGGCTGGGTCACTACTCAAAAAAAAAATATACAAGACATTGAACGTTTAATACGAACAATGGATATATTACTTACAGTGCCTTCTATATTAATAGACCCTGATACTAAAAGAAGGGAGTTATACGGTAATGCTGGAGATTTCAGATTTAAGTCTTATGGCTGTGAATTGAGAACTTTAGGATCGGGTATGATTGCTAACGACAGCTTAGTTAAATTTATATTTGATCAAACTACTAAAGCTATTGAGCTGTGTAACAACGATACTTTTGATCCTTATCAATATGAGGAGAGAGTATTACAAGCTGTGGATCAAAATAATCTAGAAGTAGCTAAAACCCTGTGCTCAGAATTTAACATTAACATTAATCATTTAATACCTATAACAACATGTACTACTTCTTAACATACGGCTCTCTAAGACGGGGAGAAAGTAATTTTAATGCATACTGCAGTTATTATAATCTAGAATATATTAAAACAATAGAAATTCTTGGTTATAAGTTATACTCTTTTGGCCCTTATCCAGGTATAAACTATACTGGAGACGAAAAGGATGTTTTAGTGTGTGATTTATTAGGCACTAATCAAAAAGAATGTAGTGATTCTATAGACAGTATGGAACTTGGTGCTGGTTATCATATTGAAGAAAAAGTTATACCATATGATGAAAAAGAAGTAACTGCTAAATTGTATGTGTATAGCAATCCCCTAACAGATAATTTAGTCCCTAGTGGGGACTGGTCAAAATATTTAAAAGAAAAATATGAGAAGCACAAACAAGTATTTTAGCACAGTACGAGTATTCACTAGACACCCTACACATAGAATATTAAAACGGGCTATAAAAACGAATGGTAAAAAGGTAGTTTTAAGATTAGGGTCAAGCACTACGGGCAGAACACCTGCAGATATTGAAATTAACACAGTCGCAGCAGTAAACAATTGTAGCAACAAAGTGTTAATGAAAGAATTATTTGCTGATGCAGGAGTATGTTCACCGGAGTATTATACTTATAAAGATAAAGACAATGTCTTGTTTAATAATAAGGTAATAAGTATTGAAGAACTACCATATCCGATATTAAGTAAAAAAACTTTCAGAAGTAGAGGAACAGGTATGAGTAAAATAGGAAGTATAGCAGAAATGCGTACTTTTTTACGAAAAACTACTTACAATACCAATAATCCTTTCTATTTTGAAAGATTTTATAACTATACTAGAGAATATCGAATACACACCTCTTCTATAGAGGCAAACTCTTATTTTTATTCTTGTAGAAAAATGTTAAAAACAGATGCGACAAAGCGCTGGTATAGAAATAATAGCAATTCTTTGTGGTACTTAGAAGAAAACAACGCTTTTAATAAGCCTGTTACCTGGGATGCCATTATAACAGATTGTTACAAAGCCCTAACTGCTTTAAAACTTGATCTTTGTGCTTTCGATGTGAAAGTAAACAAAGAAGGGAGCTGGGTTATTTTAGAAGGCAACAGTGCGCCTGCATTTGGGACTATTACAGCGGAAAAATACTTAAAACAAATTAAAAAATTTATAACATAAATGACGATATTATATCTTATACTGTTTATATATGCGCAATTGATTTTCTTTAAAAAGACAAGGTTTAGCCAATTCAATTGTGGAATAACCGGGTTTTGCGGAGAAGGCCCAGCTAATCAAGCTAAATTAAGATTATTAGCGGTATTAAATGAAGAAAGGGGTAAACATTCTAGTGGAATTAATATGTCTGACGGTGTTAGTATTAAAACTGCAGGATTTCATGACGGGCAATTTAGAGATGGTTTTAAACATAAGCCCCTAATAGCTCTTACTGGAGGCCCGGTATTAGTACACACAAGACAGGCTACTGTGGGAGATCACACTGAGGCTAATGCACACCCCTTTAAATATAAGTTAGCAACGGATAAAGAGGCATTTGTGTTTACACACAACGGTACTGTTAGTAACTGGAAAGATTTGTGTAAAGAATACAATACAGACAGTACACAATTTACTGTAGACTCCAAAGCTTTGGGATACTTAGTATACAAATATGGCTTCGAGGTTCTTTCTAAATATGAAGGGTCTGCTGCGGCAGCCTTTAAATACCTTAATAACAACAATACTTTGTTTTTATGGAATGGAGCCACTAAAACCACAAAAAACGGTGCTTTTATATATGATCGGTCTCTATTTTATTATTATGATAAAGAAGATCGTGGTTACTATTATTCTAGTGATAAAGATCATTTAGTACATGCGGCTAATGGTGATAAAGCATTAATAGAGGCTGTACCTACAAATACTGTGATTAGAATTACTAACGGTAAGATAACTAAGAAGTATCCTATAGATAGATCGCATATT